GTGGGCGCCATGGCGACACGAACTACAACCCTAACTACGATCTTGTACCCACTCAGAAAGAGCGTGGTGCGATGCAGCAAGAGGTAGAAGATGAGAAGCTGCGCAAGAAAGATATGCGGCCCAACCTAGGCAAGATGTTTAAGTCCGGCGGTTACGTGAAAGCTGCTGATGGTTGCGCCAAGCGTGGCAAGACCAAAGGCACCATGGTACGCATGAAATAAAAAACAGTGCCACGTGGCACTGTTTTCTGGAGTTAGCTATGAAGCGCAAAGTACGTAAATACGTCGAGGGCGGATACGGCGATGTGAGCTCAGAAGATTACGGGATGGGATCCCGTGAGGAAATGATTGAGCGCAACATTGAAGAGAATGAACGACGCCGCCAGATGGCGGAGGTTTCTCCGGTCAGGTCGCCACAGGTAACTCGCGCCACAACGGTAGATGAATTTGCGGAACCTGGTACAGCAGGGTTTTCCCGAACCGCCATAAAGACGCCGTCTAAACCGGCTGCAAAACCAGCACCAAAACCGGTTGCACAACCTAGCCAGCAAGCGACAAAACCCATGGGTCGTACAGCTATGGGCAAGACCGCTGAGCAAGAGATGGCTGCTATCGAAGCAGGCAAGCAGGCGCGGGCCAAAGCAGAGATAGAACGTCTAAAGTCTGTCGATAAGCCTCTTGAGCGGGTTGCTCCAGAAGCGGCATTACTGGGCGGACCAGGCCTTAAAGCTTTGCGCTCTCTTGGTTCCGGCATTGGAAGCAAAGCAGCGCAGGCAGCCAAACCAAGGGTAGAGCCAAGAATCCCGCAAGAAGCGGCTAAGCCCTCTCCAGCAAAACCTCCTGCTGATTATTACTATGGCGCTAATAAGCCAAAGCCTGGGGCGGTAACAACCACTGCGCCACGTGGCGCGGAGGTAGCAACAAAGGGAAGTGAGCCTAAAGGCGGCGCATTGGCTCCTAAAAGCGGTCAGCTAGCAAGGCGCGGTAAAGAGCCTGAGCAGTTAGAGTCGCCCAAGCGCCGATTGCCTTATGAAAAAGACATGGGCCCTGTTGAGTATGCTGCTGCAAAGAACAAGCGCAGATTGCTAGACAGGGATAGGCGAAGCGACGATGTGATTGAAAGCCGCAAATCAGGCGGTAAAGTTGGATCCGCCTCTAGGCGGGCTGATGGGATTGCATCACGTGGAAAGACACGCGGGCGGTACATATGAAAGACAAAGTTGGTACGGTAATGCGTGAGTTCAAAGAGGGTAAACTTAAATCCTCTTCAGGCCAGAAAGTTACTAACCCCAAGCAAGCAATTGCGATTGGACTATCGGAGCAGAGAGCTATGGAAAAGAAACCCGCAAAGAAAATGTCTGGATACAAAGCTGGCGGTTCGGTTATGCCCAAGAAAATGGGCGCCGTCAAAACAGCGGCACCTAGCCGTGATGGTGTTGCATCAAAAGGCAAGACCAAGGGCAAGATGGTTCGTATGGCAGGCGGCGGATGCGCCTAAATTGTGCCTGGTTTAGAAGATAAGCTGTATGACCCAGTACTAGGTACATACTGGGAGATAGACACCGAGCCTCGGTTAATAGACCCACAGGCTTACACTGGGTCTTTTAAGTCTCCTGTTGATTCAGTACGTTACATCAACCCATCCACCGGGGCAGAGCTTACAAGAACTGAATACTTAGCAACGGCAAACACGCCCGAAGCTCTCTCATTCCAGGCAGATACATCTGCAAAAAATCAGCTATCTAGTCAGATAAATACGCTGACTGATTCAGGGCAGCTCGGTGTATGGTCGAAGAACGGCGGGTATGGGACGCATCAGAACAACTTAGTCTCTGAGCTTTGGGGGCAGGGTGTTCGTAATGCTACCGATATAACATACCGGATAGAAAACTACTCACAACAATCGACAGATGCTGACGGTAATACCGTCGAAACGCCTAGCAAAAAGATTGTCTATTACGACAAAACAACGAACAAAGTACTAGGTGAATCAGATATCAATTCACCTGCTGCACAGATAGGTGGTTATGGTGAAGGTAAGGGTAGGACAAGGTATTACCTGATACCACAACAAAATGGCGCTATCAAAATAGCGGCTGGCTTCGAGGATAAAGGTCCGCTTGGTGATTTTGCTCCAATCGCATCCTTCCTGTCTTGGATTCCTATACCTATAGTTCAGCAAATTGCGCAAGTGGCGGTTGCTGTTCAGGCGGCATCGGCCGGGAATCCAATCAGTGCAATTGCCACATTAGCTGGCATGAGCGGTTTTACTGAAATAGCAAAAGCGGCAAATATTGCCCAAGCAGTAAAAAGCGGTAACCCTATAGCGATTGCGCAATCCATATTTGCAACTGAAATTGCTAAAACCGTTGGCAATTTAGATATAGGTGGCGGTTTCAAGGTAAATGATGCGCTTACCGCGGTAAGGCTTGGTCAGGCTATTGACAGCGGGGATTGGGCTACAGCAGTACAGTTAGGCGGCGTCCTAGCAAATAGCAGTGAAGCGCGTACAGCAGGTCAGGCATTACGAGTCATACAGGCGCTTGATAGAGGTGATTTTGTTGGCGCGATGAACGCTATGGGCGGGCTAACCGCGACGGTTAACCAACTCAAAAACTTGCCAGAGAATATTCAGAAAGCTGGCGAGTCTCTACAAAAGCTAGGAACCAACGCAATTGGAGCTGTTGCTGTTGATGTAAACGGCAACCAATACGTTGCAGACGATGATGGGAATAGGATCATGCTTTCCGGTGCATCGGTTGGCAGAACCTATACCGCTGACGAATGGAATGGTATTCAAGCGGGATTAAACGCCGGGCAGTCGCAGTTTGTTAGTTCGTTATTAAGAGAAATGAATAACGGGGTTATGAGCCCCGACGATGTTAGGTATGAGCTAGGTCAGGCCGGTTATTCTGCCGCCCAGATACAAAAGATCGAAACAGCTAACCAGCAGTATATTGAACGATCTCAGCAAGCAAACCAAGCGTTAGAAGATTATGTTGCGGTTGGTAGTGATGTATCCAGGGAATCCATAGTACAAAGACTGCAAGACTTGGGTTACTCAGCGGAAGATGCTGACAGAGTTATTGGGAACGTAGATAGGCAGGTTCTTGCAAGGAATGCTTATCCGAATGTAGCAAGAGATTTTGTACAGGGTAACGCCACAGAAGCCCAGCTTCGTGACGCCATGGAGGCCGCGGGTATTCGTGGTGACGTGGCCAATGATCAGCTTACTTACTACCGTGCGGTAAAGGCGGGCGACGAACTTACGTCATCGGAGGCTACGCAGGCGGCTGTAGCTGGGCTCAGGCAGTGGCAGGTTATTGACCGTAAGGGTACGCAGATCTCATGGGCACAAAACCCTGATGATGGTTCGTACTACGTCAAGGCGGCCAGGGATGGGACCGGCAATGACATTACCGACACGTTCCTAGGGGCTACGCCACAGTCAATCGATAAGTACAGGATAGAGCAGCAACAGCAGTATGTAGATCGTTTGAGTAAGCAGCTTACTGGGACGGCAGAGAGGTTCTTTGCGCCAGGCAGCACGATGACAGAGGCTCAGGCTATCAGTTTGCTGAAGCAAAACGATGGCATGACAGACGCCATGGCGCGGCAGGTCGTTACCGGGTGGAATGACCAGAAGGCTGCTATTGGTAGAAACTCATTAGGTATTGATTCTCAAAAGCAGACAACCTCAAGGATGTTGTCGTTTGAAGAGTTTGAAAAAGTACTAGGTTCTGTAGGCGTCAAAGACGATCTTTTAAGTCGTTATAGATCGTATCAGTACACACAAGGCGCCTTGTACCAAGCAGGAAAGATTAAGGATGGGGAGAACCCATTGCCTGGCGAGGTCATTGAGGCGCTCAACAAGGGCAAGCCTGGAGCACCGCTACCAAGAAACGCGATTATTGATGACATAGCCAAGACTGTTTATGAAGGCGTAAAAGCCGGGGCCTCTGTTGGATCTCCGGCGCAGAACTTCATCAATTCGCTTAACGCAAACTTTCTTTCTCTGTTCCCTCGTGCGGGCGCAGGTATAACTTCTGTTGTAACGGGTGACGCAGCAAATGACGTTGCGGTTGCTTTGCGTGGTATTGCGGAGATTGGCTCTAAGAGTTCTGACTTGCTCATGCCGGAGTTAGCCGCAGAGGCAAACAGGCAAATGGGTAGGATTTCTGCGGCGGATGGTGCATGGAACAAGCTTGGCGCAGCATGGCAGTGGGCAACGGAAAGTCCTACAAGTTTTGCAAGCCTTGCATGGACTGCAAGCAAAGAGCTGTCTGAGGACATGATCTCGTTTGCCCTTATGGGCAAGGCGCTAAAGGCCATTGGCACGGCTCCAGGTATTGCGCTTGGCTCGGCCATGACAGACCTGGCCTTGAATTTTGGCGGTATTGCAGAAGAAAACATCGCTCAGCTTATACAAGACGGGTTAGATCCAAAGCTTGCAGCACAGCTTGCTGGCCAAGGTGCTATGCCAGCCGCGTTGGCGGAAACCATCGTTGGCGGGGTCATGGGTCTTATACCTGGAGGAAAGACCGCGTTACGCCAGCTAATTGCTACTCCGTACCACGGGGCTGTAGACGGACTAGAAGAAACAGCATCGTATGTGGCCAACCAAATTGGTATGGGCCAGAAGATTGATCTTAATGATGCGCTCACATCATTTGTAATTGCCGGCGCCGTTGGGTCAAAGGCAAACATTCAAACCTCTGTCGCAGATCTTCTTTCGCCGCAGGGCCAGGGCCAGTTAATCAAAAACCTTGACGACTTGGGTTACCAGGTAGGTATTGATCCCAAGCTAATACCGGCGGACGTAAAAGGCACGGTTACTTCGGTTATTGGTAACACGGCGGTTATTAGCGGTCCTAACAACCAGACCTACGTTCTTGATGTATCCAATCAGAACCTTACCAAGGGTTCGGTTCTAAACATCGAGGGGTTTGATACCAAGCCGGTGCAGCTAACGACCGGCCAGATGGATTCGTTGTTATCAACGATTGACGGTGCGTATCAAAACCAAATTGGTAGGCAAGCTACATTTGATGAAATATCAAACAATATCCAAGGGGTTGTAGGTAAAAGCCAAAGTGAACTAGAGGCCACCCTCAACCAAACAGGTGAAGGGAGAAACTTTGATTTAGTTAACTCCCTGTATCAGAACACGCTGGGGCGGCAGCCTACGCAGGCTGAACTGACGGCAGCGTTAACAGGCCTCAACACAGGTTCGCTAGACGAGACAAAACTAACTACAGAAATCAAAAACACCAATGAATACGGTGAAATAAGTAAGAGCGTCAGTGTCTCTACTAGCAAAGCTACAAGCACTTCTACGAGCACATCGGTCAGCGTATCGACATCTCAGTCTTTAAGTGCGTCGATATCGGCTTCAGTTTCTGAATCAACAAGTAAGTCTGTATCCCAATCTGTAAGTGTTAGCAATCAGATATCAGAAAACGCTTTGTTGGCGGCTTCTGTCTCTAACTCCATAAGCCAATCAATCTCTGCTTCCCAGTCAATAAGCACATCGTTAAGTACGGTTGCTTCTATAAGCAATTCTCAGAGTGAGTCGCTATCACTTTCGGTAAGCGTAGAAAAAACAAAACCGTTTATCTGGACCTCGCCAAACGGCACGAAAATTGAATTGACGCCGGACTGGGAGAGCCTGGGTGCAAAACAAAGAATTGATTACATTAACGCTCGCGGCTGGACAGCAGAGACTCTTCAAAGCTGGGGTGTATCCGAACAAGACATTCTGGCGTTTATTGGAGCTGGTCTTAATAAAGGCAACTGGACGAGCAAAGAAGAGTCGGTATCAGCTTCAACATCAAAATCGCTTTCTGCATCGGTATCTCAATCAATTAGCCAGTCAGCATCTACAAGTGAATCGATAAGCATAAGTACGGCTATTAGCGAAAATGCATTGCAAGCAGCATCAATATCTAAGTCAGCATCAGAGTCAATAAGCGTATCAGTCGCAACTTCAAAATCCATATCAGTTTCTGAGGCGGCTGTAAGCACGAGCAAATCAGTTAGCCAATCAGTCTCAGAGGCGGCAGTAAGCGCTAGCAAATCAACAAGTCAATCTTTGTCTGCCTCACAGGCGGCTGTTGAAACATCAAAGTCAGAAAGCATCAGTATTAGCAAATTGATTTCAGAAAATGTCTTGAAAGCTGTATCAATATCAAATTCTATAAGCGTATCGCAATCTATTTCCACAGCCGCTTCAATATCGGCCAGTGCTTCGCAGTCTATTTCAAACGCCATATCAACATCGCAAAGTCTAAGCGCATCCAAGTCTATTTCATTATCGCAAAGCCAGTCGGCATCAGTTTCTACAGTAGCATCCATATCAGCAAGTAAATCTGAATCCATTTCAAACTCTATATCAACCTCTCAAAGCCTGAGCGCATCCAAATCGGCAAGCATCAGCGAATCAACGTCAATTTCTATTTTAGACAAGCAATTTTTGTCAGAACAAATCTCTGCGTCCAAATCAGAATCGGTGTCGATATCAAATAGTTTGAGCGCATCACGATCAGTAAGTATCAGCGAATCAACGTCTTTGTCCATCCTGGATAAGCAATTCATATCCGAGCAGGCGTCGATAAGCAAATCGTTGTCGCAATCAATCTCAACAAGCCTAATCAATTCGGTATCTGCATCGAAGAGCGCATCGATATCTACCTCCGTCTCTGTTGTAGAGAGCCAGGGGCTTAGCCAATTGCGTAATACAAGCGCAAGCATTAGTGCTTCAATTTCTGCTGCTGCAAGCATTAGCCTGTCTAACTCTTTGAGCTTGAGCGCCTCAATATCGGAAGAAGCAGAAAGGGATACCAAAGAAAACATAAGCGCATCGGCGTCAGTGTCTCTAAGCCAGTCGGCTGCGCTAGACATATCTAGCTCTATTTCCGCATCAAAAAGCGCCTCTATTTCAGAGAAGCTTAAAAACTTGGACACAAGCCAGCGCGTATCCGTGTCTGAGTCGATATCAATCAGTGAATCGTTAAGTCAGTCTGCAAGCGCATCGGTATCGCAATCAGTAAGCCAGTCCATCAGTCAAACGGTTGCTCCCACCATATCTGTAACTACGTCGATAAGCCAATCGATCTCTGAGTCAATTAGCCAGACGGTCTCTGTAAGCGAGTCCATTTCAGAAACAGTAAGCCAGTCCATTACGAAACAAATTTCTGAAACGCCTAGTGAGACGATATCGATTACGTTTACTCCAACGCTTGTTATTACAACGCCGACACCGACGGTAACCGTTACGGAAACCGTGACATTTACGACGCCGCCGCCAACAATACCGTGGCCACCAACGCTGAGCTACACAGAAACGACATTGATGCCTGTTACAACAACAGAGGCGCCGACAACTACTAAACCCGTTACAACAAAGCCTGTAACCACAAAGCCGGTTACAACTCCACCACCACCCTTTCCATTATTTATGGTTCCGGGTTATGATCAGACAAAGCGATATATTGACTATGCGCAACCCAATGTTCCGGCCCCGGAGTTTGGGCCATACGATCCGTTCAAAGCACCAAATTACCTCCGCCCGTTACAAGACTCGGGCAACTTTGGATTAGCCGGACTTGTAGGAGCTTTTGATAATGCTAGCCAGCCGGGGAATGGGGGCAATCAGCCCAAGTAAGATGCCCAAAGCCAAGACAAAGAGGCGGCGGGATGATACAGACTTTCAGCAATTTGCTGAGGGCGGTGAGGTATGGAATAAGCCAAGGCCCAAAAGCCTCGGCAAACCAAAACCCATGAGCCCGCAAAAGAAATCTAAAGCAAAGGCTATGGCAAAAGCTGCTGGCCGGCCCTATCCAAATCTCGTGGATAATATGCGGGCGGCAAGGAAATCATAATGGCCTATACCACCGGAACCACTACGTTTGATCCCAACCTCAATGAGATGGTTGAGGAGGCGTATGAGCGCTGCGGGAAAGAATTGCGGTCTGGGTATGACTTAAGGACAGCTCGACGTTCGCTAAACCTGCTAATTACCGAATGGGCAAACCGCGGTATTAATTTGTGGACGATGGAGCAGGGAGCCATTCCGCTGTACGCCAATCAGATTACCTACCCGCTTCCAATAAACACAGTGGACCTGGTGGAAACTATTGTCCGTACTGGGGTAAGCCAAAATCAAACCGACATCAATATCAGTCGCATCTCGGTTAGTACATACTCAACCATCCCGAATAAGCTCGCCACCGGCCGGCCAATCCAAATTTACATCGACAGACAGGGCGGTCAAACGTATGTATTTAATGCAACGCTTGCAGCTAATATTTCATCCTCAGCTACGACAGTACCGATGTCTAGCGTCGAGGGGATACCATATGCAGGATATGCAAACATTGGTACGGAAACAATTTATTACTACGGAACTGCAACCCAAGCTGAGAATGTGGCAACGGGTGCTTCGACTTATGCAACGCTGAACAATGTATTGCGCGGCCAGAACAACACGACGGCTGCATCGCATACATCCGGGGATGCTGTAAGCAATACACAGTTTCCAAACGTTACGGTATGGCCGGCCCCGGATCAGGGAACGATCAGCAATCCGTACTACACGTTGGTGTATTGGCGCCTAAGAAGGATGCAGGACGCCGGTAATGGTGTGAACGTTGAAGATATTCCGTACAGATTCCAAGAGGCTATGATTGCAGGCTTAGCTTATAAGCTATCCATGAAGGTGGATGGTGGGTTGGAGCGGATGGCTATGCTCAAAGCTCAATATGATGAAGCTTGGGATCTTGCATCATCAGAGGATCGCGAGAAGGCGCCTATTAGGTTTGTGCCAAGGCAGTCATTCTTGGGTGTGAACTTCTAATGCCAAATCAGTTTGCCAGTGGTAAGTTTGCAATCGCCCAGTGCGATAGGTGCAACTTTCGCTATAAGCTTAAACAGCTTAAGCCGCTGACAATTAAGACAAAAAATGTCAATATACTGGTATGTCCAGAATGCTGGGAGCCTGATCAGCCGCAATTGCAGCTTGGCATGTATCCAGTTAACGATCCACAGGCTGTAAGAAATCCAAGGACCGATTCAAATTCTTACTATCAGTCAGGCTATAACGGTTTACAGACAAACTATACGGTAGGAACAAACCCTCTTTATACGGGTGTGCCTTTGGATGGAAGTAGGGTAATAGAGTGGGGATTTAACCCAGTAGGTGGTTCAAGATCGTTTGACGCAGCCTTAACGCCCAATCACTTGGTGCCACAAGGACTTGTAAACTCAGTTACTGTCGCATAGGAGTTTGATATGAAACCGATGGAAGCACTCAAGAAGCATATGGCAAAGGGCAAAGGGGCTCACCCAGATGCTGACGTTAAGAAGTTACGCAAAGGTGGGCCTACTGGCGAGATGATGCGCAAGATGGGGCGCAACATGGCTAGGGCAAGAAACCAAGGAATGAAGTGATGGCTAAGTACTCTATGAAGCGTGGTGGCAAGGAGATAGGCCCTGCGTCGGTATATGCAGAGCCACACACGATGGATGGGAAAAAGACCAGGGCTTCTGAGAACCCAGGATCTGGTCCAGACCATAGCAGCACCAATACGATTGCCATGAGCGTAGGCGCTTATACCAACAAGCTTGATAAGCCAATCAAGACAAATGGTATTAAAATGCGCGGTGCAGGTGCAGCGACTAAGGGCACGATGTGCCGGGGGCCGATGGCGTGAACTGGGGTGACCTGAAGACACAGATTCAGGATTACATGGAGACGACGTTCTCCACGGATAGCTTGACGGCATTTGTTACGCAAGCAGAAGAGCGTATTTACAATGCGGTCCAATTCGCCAGTCTGAGAAAGAATGTCACCGGCCAGTGCAGTGCTAACAATAGGTACTTACAGGCCCCAACTGATTTCTTGGCCCCATACTCTATGGCAGTCATAGAGCCAAATGGAAGGTATCACTACCTGCTCAATAAAGACGTTAACTTTATTAGAGAATCATTCCCGATTCCTACGGGCGCAGGTAATACAGGATTGCCTTATTGCTATGCTTTGTTTGGGCCGGATTATCCAAATGCTCCGAACAAACTGGTATTTATTCTTGGCCCCACGCCAGATATTGCTTATACGATAGAGCTGCATTATTTCTATTACCCAACATCAATTACCGCCGGGAATGTTGACGCAACAACGACATGGCTTGGTGACAACTTTGATACGGTACTGTTATATGGCTCATTGATTGAGGCGGCTACCTTCATGAAGGCTGAGCCAGATCAAATAGCCAATATCAACAACAAGTACAAAGAGACATTGGTACTTGCCAA